TAATCCCACATATAAGATCTGTCACCATATTCATCAGTATGCCAACGATCACCATTGTTGTCTACAAAACTAGCTGCATCTTCAAATCCATCTGATATAAATCCAAATGGAGCCATGTCTTGTTCGATTTGATTTTTTTGTTCTTCATATAATCTCTTTCTGACATCTTGGTCAGTCATCTCCTTGAAATAATCCTGCTGCACCAACCAAGAGAAAATAACCAAGCACATAGCAAGGTCATCATTACATCCTTCTTCTGCTTCAAATGAATTATGTTTTTGAGAGAATGTGGTTAGTTCTGAAATAATGTCATAATCAACCGTCAGCAGTTTATCATCCTCCAACAATGTCTTTAAGTTAGAGCATCCCAACTTTTTGACTGCCGCAGTCATTCTTACACCGAGTTGAGTTTTCTTACCAGAAAAACCTTGCCCAACTATTTGACCATTTCTGCCTCGCATAGATGCCATAAGAATATTTTGATATTCAAGGTCATACTGAAGGATACTTGCAACCTGGTCTCCAATATCATTAACCTCTATCATTAGGTATGCTTGATTGTATGCTTTGGCAACATCAAGAATAATATTTGGAAACAACATTGGTTTTATTTCGTTGTTCCTATATTTGGCAACTACCTTGTATGGAAATTCTGTCGTATCGAAAACAATGAAGGCAGAGTAATCATTTCCCAATCCTCGTGCCACATCGACAGTCATGATATAGTTGTGGTCTTTTTCTGGATTGTTGTAGATATCAAGACCGGCATTTCTTTTTATTGGGTCTTCATACACAAGATTCCTAAGTTTTGATGGATTGATGAGTGTATTGACAGATCCTAAGAATTCGCATTCAAACTCAACTTTAAACTGCTGTTCGGAGGTGTTAGCAATTGTGGTATCTTTCCATGCGGCATCTCTACCAGGAACTTCGGACCAATGAACATCAGTCGGAATATATTCGTTCTTTCCTCTTTCCGCATCATGCCACATACGGTAGAAGTGATTCATACCATGAGGCGTTGATACAATAATTACCTTGGTGTTTTTACCAGAAGTAATTGTAGGATATACAGATGCAAAGAAAGAATCCGCAACATGATTCGGAACGAATGCAAATTCGTCCAAAAACAGAACGTTAAATGACATACCACGAACAGCACTAGCAGATGTTGATGCTGCCAAGATTTTACTTCCGTTTTCTAATTCAATATTACCTTTGTTCCAGACTAGAACACCTTGCTGCATCCATTTTGGAAGATTTTCGTATGCTGTTGCAAGTCTTGCTAAAAGTTCTCTTGCAGTTGCTGCTTTGTTTGCAAGAATACCAATATTGACACTATCATTAAAAATAAGATAGTGAAGAAGATAAGAAACCACAGTTGTAGACTTACCAGTCTGTCGTGGCATCTTACAGATATTGAATCTGTTATTATGAAAATTATTAATTAGTTTTTCTTGGAAATGATATGGGTGAAACTGAGTCAGTCCTTCATCCAAAGAAATAATTTTAATATAGTTGTTCGCAAAATATACAGGGTCTTCTTTACACTTGAGAAATTCAATGATTTGATCTTCACTGAACTCAATCGGCGTATTTGCCTTCTTTAGATTAGGATTACCAAGATATACACTATCAGTCATAATTTAAACACCAAGTTTATTTTTCAGAATTGCTATCTAAAAATCCTTTTTTTAACATTTTTGATAAGTCTGAGGTAGAACCAATAAACACAGCATTGTTTGTGACATTATTAGTTTTACTCGGAGATTCTTCGTCAACCTCTTTTACTTTCTTTTGAAGTTCCATTAATTTATCAGTTGTATCAGCAACTGATTTTATAATTTGTCCTGCAACTTCATATGCTCTAGGACTTCCACCCTCGCTGGCAAGTTCCATTATACCATTTAAGGTTTCTTGTCCTTTTTCAATTAAGGAATATAGATTTGCCCTTGTATAGTCATAATCCTTTTTAACATCCTCTGGTTTTGAGGATGATTTTGGTGGAGCAACATCAAGAGACTTTGGAGTCTCTTCAACTTCAACAATGCTACTCTCAACATTGAGTGCCTTATCTAAATCATCGTAATTGTTTTTCATGATATATTACAGGTCAATTTGTCTGGTGGGACTGAGGTCTTTAGCATCACCATAGTCACTCCAAGTTTCAGTGAAACCAAAGTTATCATCTGGCCCTGCATCGATTGGATCTGGGACAACCGTATATCTGACTTCGCGTTTTGCGGTTTGTGTATTTGTTCCAGAATGTTGATCGACAATAACTTTTTTGATGAGTCCCTCCGTGCTTTCTGCGACTGGACCAAACAGATAAGTTTTTGCAGTAAAGTTTAGTGTATATATCAGAGCTCTTCTAGTTTCAAAAGATCCTTCATAATCATCTTGGAAAGAAATGTTTTCTAAGACCACTGGTATGTCTCTTTTTTCTCCAATGGAACTAACCAAATCAACAGTAAGATTGAAAGATGGTTGAAAGAAAGGAAGTATTTGCTCAATAATTTGTAGAGCATCATCATTCAATTTACTAAAGATACTCAGTTCAAAACCAATATTGTAGGGAACTGGCATGAAGACTTTCTTTATATTGTCTCCATCCTTTGCTTTAAATGTTTGAGTTATGCCAGATTTTCTTGTAGAATCATACTGAATGTTTGTCATTTCAAATGACATTCTTGGTAGAGTTATGGCAACTGCTTTTGATAACTCTGCTTGCTCTTGAATCTTTGCCAAATACTTCTGTTGTGGTCCATATGCCAGACCAACTTTAATATCATCAAGAATCGTTCCATCAGACTTTTTGTGCTTAATATTAATGTTATTAAACAGAGTTCCGAAAGAAATAATTGTCTTTCGTATTATTTCGTGATAATAATAAGTTCCTAACATTAATACTCTCCGAAGGGATTACTCTCGCTAAAGTCTAATAGTGAATCTGCTTCTAATTCAATTTCCTCATTAGAGTCAGATGGTTGATCATGACTATCAAGGTCATGAGTCTTTACAATATATGTAGCAGTGGATGAACCTCCAACGATTGTTTCACCCTCAAAGAACTGACCAGTATTCAGAGATACTCTGAGTTTGGTTTCTCCAATAATAGTCACAGTTCCAGCAGCAGAAACCCGAACGCCAGCATCAAAGTCCTTAACGACAGCAGTAATTCCGGAACTTTGACCTGTGACAGTTTCGTTGTAGTAGAAAGTTCCAATTCCAGAAGTAGGTCCAGAGAACTCAAGACTTATTGGTCCAGATGTATAACCAATACCAGAATTCAGTATTCTCACGGTATTGATACCTGCACCAATTGAAGTATTAAATACTGGGTTAAGAACAGCAGTATTAATACCTGATGGAGGAGCATCAATCGTAATAGTTGGAGATGCTGAATATCCAGTTCCGGCAGCACCAACAACAACTTGCTGAACTCCAAATGTGGTAGAGATAGAACATGTTGCTGCCGCACCAGATCCACCACCACCGGAAATTGAAATGGTTGGTGCTTCCGTATATCCAGCACCAGCATTTGTCATTTCAATTCTTAAAATTGAAGTAATATTGGCTCTCTCAGTTGTGATTGCAACCGCAGATGCATTGTGTCCACCAACTGGTGCATCTGAGAAAGTAATCGTTGGTGCTGAAGTAAATCCAGATCCATCATTATTTAAGAATATTTCAGTAATACGACCACTGGATACTCCAACAGTTGCAGTTGCGGTTTGAGCAACTCCAACAAGGTCGATAGTTGTAATGTAACCTTCTTCTTTTAGTTGATTATCAATCTCAGCAATACTGGTATCGACAAACTCATTTTCATATTCAAACAACTCACAACTCAAATCATAAGTATAGAGACTTCCTAATTGATAGAATGGTTTTTCATGTTCTACTTTTTTGATTTCAAATAACCTCTCTCCAAGAGGAAAATAAATTAGATCACCCTCTTTTGGTCTGGTGATTAAGTCACCAAAAGTAAATCCAGTAATTCTTCCTTCTCTAATACCGGATGAAATACCTTCCAAGAATGGAGAAATAAAATTCTCAAATCTTTCTCTAGATATTGTAAGATTTATTTCATTTTTCAATCTCAAACCAAACTTGGTCATTATATCGCTGTCTGGCGCATATCCATCAACATTATTGACATATGCTTCAATTAAGAAACTATCATCAAATTTTGATGACTGTATTTCTTTGATTATATCGTCTGTTTTAAAAATTTTTCTGGGTAGATAATATACATCTACACCATAAATTTGTATCTGCTCATTAATCAGTTGCTGAATGAGATCCTGTTCACCTGGACTACCTTGTAGAAAGTAAGAATTTAATGACATAGTAATTATCCAATGAAATCATAAGGAGGCAGTTCATATTCAAGTGCCATCCTTTGTTTGATATCTTCTAACTCTCTTTCTGCATCTTCATACAATTCTCTTCCGTTTAACTCAACTCCGCCCGGAAGTTTTGCTCCCCTAAATTTTAATAAATTTTGTCCCCATTGTCTTTTTATGAGAGCAGTGACATACTTTTTAAGGAAACTATCATTATATACATTGGTAAAAGTATTTGGATCTAAAATTCTATA